CGTTGACCCGGAAGATCCTGCCGACCGGCTCGGCCGACGTGGCGATTCTGGCTGTCCAGAACCTGATCCACGAGGACAGCGTTTTCAGCCGGCTGGTTGAGGGCCGAGCCGGGTTTCTGGCCGGCTGCGAGGTCAGCGGGCCGCACCCGGCAATCCTCGGATTGGTGACCGAGCGGCAGGGCGACCGGGACGTGATCACCCACGGCACGCCCACTTGGGCCGGACTCGACCTGCCACAGTGCCAGCGGGAGATTGACGACTCGGGCCTGTCGACGTTTCTGGCCGAATATCAACACGAGGTCGACGCGCCCGCTGGCGGGCTGTTCGATCATCTCACGTTCCACCGCTGCGACCCGGCGGCCGTCCCGGATTTGGTCCGCGTCGTCGTCTGGTGTGACCCGGCGGTCACGGACACCGACCAATCGGACGCCAACGGCATTCAGGCCGACGGCATCGCGCTCGACAAAACCGTCTATCGCCTCTGGAGCTGGGAGCAGCGGGCCAGTCCGCAGCAGACCGTCGAGACGGCGTTACTCAAGGCGGTCGAGCTGAAGGCCGAGTGCGTGGGCGTCGAGACCAATCAGGGCGGCGAGACGTGGGAGTCGGTCTATCGGGAGGCTTGGCGGTCCCTGTTGGCCAGCGGTCGCGTGCCGAAGGGCACGCCCTGCCCGCGCTTTCGGTCGGCCAAGGCCGGCGCCGGCACCGGCTCCAAGGTCCACCGGGCTAGCCAGATGCTCACCGACTATGAGCGCGGCAAGATCGTCCACGTGATCGGGACGCACACGGTGCTGGAAAAGGCGCTTCGCCGGTTCCCGCGCGTGAAGCCGCTCGACATTGTCGACGCGAGCTATTGGAGTTGGCGGGATCTTCGGCCGCCCACCACGCAGGTGAGCCGGCCGCGTCCGTTCCTGATGGTGGGCTGATGGCGTTTGCAACGGCCCTTGTGCTCAGCATGGCGATTGTGGCGCTAGCCCTGACGGGCTGTGCCCGCGCATTCGACCGGCTAGCGAATCTGAGCAATGGACTGTTCGGCGGCTCAGAGATCGAGGGCAACGCGTGGCCGACCTGGCGCTACCACGGACCGGATCCGGCGAGACCGCACCGCTGCCCAGTGTGTGGTGGCAATGGATTGGTCGACGCGGGCTACTACCTGCGTTCTGGGCAGTCGTCCACGACGGTAACTGGCAGCACCAACCCGGAAACCTGCCGGTCCTGTCAGGGAAAGGGCGTGCTGTGGGAATGAGCGAGACAGCCGCGACCTACGAGACGGCGACCACTCGGCAGATTGCCTGCCCGCGCTGTCAGATCGGCCGACTCGACGTGCCGGTGACGCTGTGCGGGTGGCTGGTGCTGGATTGCCCGCGCTGTCGTTTTCGGTGGGAGATTCAGCAACCAAGGGAGAGTCAGGGATGAGATTCTATCCGGGCGTTGGTCCCTATCCGTCGGCACCGGGCGTTGAGCGGCGACTGCGCGAGGATCGGGCCGCCGGGTTGCGCCTACTTGGCCTGGATCGGCCGGGAGCGCTCTTCGATCTGCTGATGGAGACGCCAACCAGGCATCGCCTCGGCCGGCCGGTGACGCCACTCGAACTGGCCCTGCTGACTGACGATTAAACGGGTGGCGACCGGGACGGGGCAGTCCCAGCGCTCTGTAAAAGCGCCGCTCACGAGGCGAGTGGTTCAACTCCACCACCACCCACCGACACAACAGCCCGTGCGCCCTGGCGGCCGAGGGAGACCCACCGGGAGGACCTGTGGCACGCAAACGCACGCATGTGACCGCCGAATACGTCAGGGTCCTCGAAACCGACCTTGAGGATCGCTTTCGCGCCCGCAACCGCTACTACCGGGAGATTGACGATCTCCGGCACCGCCTGCACGAGATCCCAATCCCGAAAGCGTTTCGGGCCACGACGCAGGAAATCAAGGTCCCGGTTCTCGAGGATCTGTTCGAGCGGGTGAGCGCCGATCTGGCCGCCAACCCGCCGGTGGTGAACGTGCCGACCGTCGGTCTGAGTGAGCAGGCCCAGCGCAACAGCAGCCACCGCGAGAAGGCGACGAACGCTATCCTGAACCAACTCGACACGCAGGCCGCGCCCGATCGCATCTGGCGCCGGGCCGTTGATCACGTCGTCCAATACGGCATGGGCATCCTGAAGCTGATCTACCGGCCCGACGCCTGGACGAACTACTACCAGGCCGTGAAATCCTATGACGAACTGGACGCGGACGCCCGGCAGGAGGATCTGAAGGGCCTGAAAGTCGAGCGGGTGCCGTTCACCTGGCAGGCGCCGGACCCGCGCACGTTCTACCCGCTCTTTCTCGACGGCGAGCTGGTCGAGGTGCTGGAGATCACCGAGCGGCCGAAGCTGCAGGTCGCCCGCGACTACGGCGTGAAACTCGATGACAAGGGCCGCTTAGAGTCGCCCTTGGGTGAGCGTTACGTGCCCGGCACGCCAGCCTCGGGCGCGGATCGGGTGCGCTTTATCGAGCACTGGGACAGGGAGCACGTGACCTACTGGGCCGATGGCGCGCTGCTCAAACAGATTCGCCACCGCTACGGCCGCGTGCCCTATTTCCCATTCTACGGCATCACGACCGGTAGCAACCGCCCGGAGCACGCGGCCAAGAGCGTGGGTGACCGTCTGCTTGGACTGGTCAAACCGTTGGATGCCGCGCTGACGATGCGGCTCAACTGGATGTATCTGGCGTCCTACCCGAGGGTGAAGACGGGCAGCCGCCGGAGCCGGTGCAGTTCACGCCGGGCGTGATTCACGACCTACGGCCGGGCGAGCGCCTGCTGTGGATTCCGCCGCCCGATGTCGGGCCGGCCGTCGTCCATGTGGCGGATCAGATCCTCCAACTGCTGGAGCAGTACGGTCTACCGCCGATTGCCAAGGGCATGGGATCAGGCGACGACTCGGGTTATGCCCTCAACCAACGGATATCGTCCATCAAGGGTCTCTATAACCCGATTCTGACCAACGCGGCGATCGCGTTGGAGGAGATGGTCAAGTTCCTCTGGTGGCTGATCAAGCACCGGGTGGGCGAGTCCGTGGCTGTCTGGGCGAACGCGGAGAAGACCAACAGCAACATGACCGACCGGGCCATCCTCGAGCTAAGCCCGGCCGATATCACGCACTACAACTGCACGGTCAGCATCACGCCGGAGATGCCGAGCAACCGGATTGCCGTCGAGCAGGCGTCCCTGATGCAGCAGCAGGCCGGCGCGATCTCCATGCGCTACCACCGGGAGGAGGGCCTTGGCCTGTCGGCGCCCGAGGAGATGGAGTTGGAGGTTGCGCTGGAGCGGCTGAAGGCGACGCCCGAGTACCAAAGCCTGCTGATGAAAGAGGTCATGAAACGGGCCGGCCTGAAGCGGATGGAGCAGGAGGCCGAAGCCGATCAGCTCCAGGCGTTGCTTGGGCCGGGTGAGGGCCAGCCGCCGGGACTGGAGAATCCGGGTGGGATGCCGCCGCCCTTGGTCCCGGAGCCGGGCCTGGGAATGCCGTTGTTGCCGCCGGATCAAGCCGCGGCCTTTCAGGGTGGCCGGCCGGCCGGGCAGATGATCCAGCCGAATACGCAGTTCGCGCCGGGTGGATTGCCCGGCGTGGGCGAGCCGCAGGTGCCGTGATGGAGGGATCTGATGCGACCGACTAAACGCACCGACAACGCGATCGAACGGTTGGTTTACCGGGCCGCCGAGGACTTGGAACAGACCGTCGAGAAACTGGCGCCGAAGCTCCGTGGTGGCGACCGGCCGCCCTTCACGGTGGAACTGACGCCGCGTGAGCAGTGGGAGAACTACAACCGCGACGTGCGGAACAACCCGGAGGCCGTGGTGGGATTGGTCGCGGAGATGGGCATGAAAGACACGCTGCGCTATCTCAAGCAGATGGCGAGGTGGGATGAAAAGTTCGGCAAACCGGTCACGCCGGCATCGGCCGCACCGCCGCCTGTCGAGATGCCGCCGATGGGTGCCTTACCGCTGCCGGGAGCGTCAGCGGATCTGTTCACAGGAGGGTATTGAGATGTCGATGCGACCAGAGGATCTGACCGGCGGGATGCCTGGGTGGCTTCAGACATTGCTGAGCTTTCTCCCGGCGGTGTCGGGTGGACTCGGGCCAGCGGCGCCACCGGCCATCGCCGCACTCCTCGGTATGGGTGCGGGAGCCCAGCGGCAGCCCTACCAGAACTACGAGCCACCGAGTCGGAACGCCATCGGATCGGCCATCAACGTGCCGCTGACCATGCAGAGCGCCTATCAGAGTCCCTATCAGGGCTATGAGCCAATCAGTCGCAACACGATCGGCGGCGCGGTGGGATCGGCACCGGCGGCGCGTCAATCGCCGCAATCGATGCTTGATTTGTTGACGGTCACGGATGCCGAATTGGCGGATGCCCAACGGCAGTTGGCCACGATGGACCCAAACCACGATCCAGTGGCCTATAGCACGGTTCTGCAACGGGTGCAGGGCCTGGAGGGCCGTCGGGCCAATATCGTCAGCGCCCTCGATCAGCGTGGCTTCGAGCAAGAGAAGTTCGGCTACGAGCAGACGCGGGATGCCGCGCACCTGAAATGGCAGATCGACAACGCCGCCGCCCAACGTGGCCAGCGGGCGGACGAGTTCGCCGCGCAGATGGGCTACAACTACGCCCAACTCGATCAGGCCGATCGCCATCATCAGCAGCAGATTAACGAGGCCTGGCGCCGGCAAGAGGCGCAGTTCGGGTTTCAGCGGGCCGAGAACGCGGCCGACCGGCAGCAGCAATTGAACATGCTGGCGGCTCAGCAGGGATTCACCCGAGACGAGAACGCGGCTGACCGTCAGTGGCGCACGGGTGAGCGGGAAGCGACCCAAGGATTCAGTCGCGAAGAGCGACAGGCCGATCAGGGTTGGCGCACGGGTGAGCGTCGGGAGTCACAGGACTGGCAGGCCGGGCAATCCGAGGTCGATCGGCGTTGGCGCAGTGGTGAGGCTGGGCAGCAGCGTGACTTCGAGGCGCAGCAGACCATCCGCAACCAAGAGTTCGTGGCCGCCCAAAATACCTTTAACCGAGAGTTGCAACGAGAGATGGCCCGGATGCAACAGGAGGTGGCGTTGGGTCGGCTGGACCTTGACCGGGCCAATTTGGAGTTTCAGAAGTGGGCTGAAGGCCGAGCGCACGAACTGAAGCAAATCGCTGAGAACAACGTCATGCGCCGGTGGGAAGGCGAGTTAAAGCAGCGCCAGCAGGAGTTCGGTGAGACGATGGGCCAACGCAAGTACGAGTTCGAGGCAACGACGGGTCTGGAACGGGAACGACTGGGCGAGAACCGGCGCCAGTTCGACACCCGTTTCGGTGAAGATCGGCGTCAGTTTGACGAGCAGCTGGGCTATACCAAACGACGGGATGCCCTCTCAACGGTCCGTGACCTGATGGATAAAGGGCACAGCCTCCCGGGCGCTGTGGAGTATCAGGCAGGCGGCCGTCCCGGCGGCAGTTTGGAGCAAATCAGTGCGGCGTTCGGCGGCCAGCGGATGAGCGCGGACCGCTTCATCAAGCCGCAGATGGACCTTGACCGATTAAACCAGGCCGCCACGACTTTGGCCGATGGCACACGAAAGACGGCGGCGGACCCGGCGATTGCGGCCTTGTTGAAGCTTGACCCGCGACGACAGCAGCCACGAGGAGCGGCCTAATGGACATGTTTGCGACTCCCTACGGTGAACCCGCGGGCGGCGGTGAAACCCTCCAGACCCTCCTGGCCGCCGCCGCAATCCGGCAGGCCGAGGCCGAACTGAACGAGCGTATTCGCCAGTTCAATGCCTCCACCGGCGTGCAGCGAGAGCAACTGGCCGCCGATATTCGGATCCGGCAGGCCAGCCTCGATGAACAAAAGCGGCAGTTCGACCTGCAATTTGGTGAGGGCCGCCGCCAGTTTGATGAGTCGCTCCGGCAGCGTGGTGCCCTTGAAGCCGCCGGGCTGCTGTCATCGTTGCGCGGGCCGGAGAACGCTTTCCAATATCTGACCGCACAGCAGGCCCTCCGGCAGGGCGGGCAACCGTCCGTGATGAGCGAGATCATCGCGGCCTTGCAGCAGCGCCAGGCCGAGGTGGATGCAACACAACCGATTGCACCATCGCTCGCACCCATTGTGGCGCCGATGCCCGCACCGATCACGCCCGCGACCACGCCCGTGACCTCGCACGGGCTTGTCGGCGCGTCTCGGCCTTTGCCGTCGCATGGGCCAGTCAACCCGCCGACAAGGACTTCCGGGATGGGCAATCTCTCACTGCCGAGATCCGTGGCGCCGGGCGGCAGAAACCTGTCGATGCCGGATGCCGTGCCGGATACTCGCATCCAACCGGTTGGTCCCTCGATTCAGGTGCCGCAGATGGCGACGCAGGCCCAACCAACCGTATCAGTGGGCATGGCGCAGGTGACGCCGAGAGCGGCCACCACGGCAACTCCGGCGCGTCTCCCGCTGCCCGGCACTCAGAGCGCCCAACCGCGACAGACCGTCCTGAACCCACGGGCGGATATCTCGGCGTTGGGCCAGCAGCCGGCCCAACCACCGCAGGGCAACCGGATGACCATGCGGGAGTGGCGCAACCTGAACCCGTACGAGCAACAGGTTGCCCGGTCCTATGTGGAGGACCGTGGCGGCTACTGGAACGACTATCTGGCGCAGATGCAGCGGTCGGTTCCACGTCAGAGTGGCAGCCGGCAGTCGGTGGCGAGGTACTGACGTGGGTGTCAGCGAGTACATCTACCGCCACGGCAGCCGCTGGTCTGAGGATCTGGACCGCAACCTTCAGGCGCGGGATGCAGCCTATGAGCGCCTGTGTTCGCTGCTATTGGAGAGTGGCTGATGTCGTGGGACTTCTGGAAGTTCGCTGACGAGGACGCCTACCGGAAGCGGCAATCGGACCTGTTCAAGGAGCAGGCTGACAAGATCCGCCAGCAGATGGACGACCGCTGGAACGCGGGCGCGGCCTTCCTCGACAACGCCCGAAAAACATGGGAGCAGACCAGCCGGCTCTTCGACGTGACACCGCCATCGCCGCCCTCTCTGCCGGACATCGGGCAGGCGGCCGGGAGTGCGGCCGGCAGCGCCGTTGAGCACATCGGCCGCGGCCTGACCTTCTACGACCAGAACGTCGCCAAGCCGGTCAAGGGCATCGCCACATCGGCCGTGGCCGCGCCGTTCGAGGCCACCGCCTCGAAGGCGTTGGAGCTTCTGGGTGGGCCGGCCATGTCGGAGAAGTCCACCACGCTGAGCGAGATTCTCGCGCCGCGTCTGATGGGCGCGACATCCGCCGAGGAAGCCTGGCAGCAGTTCGGCAAGGTGGGCGACTGGCAGCATGGGCCGATGGCCGAGACTCGCGACAATCTCCCGGCCGCCTTGCGGGTCCCGCTCGAAGGCGCCGGACTGGCATCGGAGATCGCCAACCCGGCCTACGGGCCGATGGGCATCAGCCGTGGGCCGGCGGCCGGTGCCAAGCCGGTTGGGCAGGCCGACGCCTTCGAGGCCGTCCGGATGCCCGGCGCCGAGAAGGTCTTGCGGGCCGGTGAAGTCGTCCAAGCGGGCGTGGACCCGCTCGGTTGGGCCGCCGGGCAGGTGATCGGGATTGCTCTGCGCAAGAGCGGCGGACTGGTGGATCGCCTGCAGCAGACCGGGCAGGAGTTGGCCGAGCGGTATCCGTTTGGTGCGACCGTGCGAGCGAGCGGTGATGCGGGCGAGATG